TTTTTATAAGCATTCGTTTCGGCAGGATATATTCTCTCCGTATAATCTGTAATCACTGTGAGGTTACTGCCCGTAACATATTCGAACACCGTATTGAGAGCATTGTTGTAGAGGTTGGGTACCTGAACATTAAGGCGATTATTTAAGCCCTGATTCGAAAAGTGATCCAGTAGATTACCATATGAAATATTAAGAGAAATATTGTTAGTTATATTGGGCTCTTCAGTATTATCCTCTAGGCAAACCATGGTCGGACGATATCGGCTGCTCACGGGTTGTTCGGTATAATCCACAAATGTATTTGCCTGCTTGCCGAGGACATATTGGTATGCCCGGCCGGGCGGCCCTTGTGGAATAAGGGGAGGTGCCAATATCGTGCCGATCTTATTGGCCTCACGAAGCTTCGAGGCGACCTTTGATTCCCCGGTACGGATTTGTTTCCATGTTGGCCAACCGTATGGGCCATGGCGATTGTTTAAGAGAATATTGAGTCCGTCCGCGCTATTGGGGCTGAAGCGTGATGGGACAACGCCGCTCGCGGTGCCGTTGATAGTGGGGGTAGTAGCTTCCTGGTTTAGGACTAAGCTACTATCTCCAGGTGGGAAATCTCCGCTAAACTGATCAAAACGATACCAGGCAATAAAGTCATCAGGATCGATCGAGGGCGGATGAAGATTAATCGGACGTCCATCATTGTAAAGAAGAATAGCATTCGCTGCACTCAAATTATCACTCCAAATAGCAACATCTGTTAAATATCCCTTAAAATAGTAGGAGCTAAACATCCCGGGATTGGTGGCATAACCAATTCTGCCCGGGTTGGTGGCGATGGCGTCGGCATTAGTTAGTTCACTAACGGCTGGGGAATCCGTAACATCAATACCATCAATATAAATCTTCATTGCAGAAGCTGTGCCGGACCCTCCGGGGTTACTCCCATCGTAGGTGACCGTTACATGATACCATTTTTCGGTGTCAATGGTAGTGGTTGATTTAACAACCCCATCCGTGGTGCCGGATCCACCCTTTCTTTGAAACCTTATAGTCATGGTAGCTGTGTCAATCCACACTACTATTTGCCCTGTCAAGTTCCCGGCGGCGCCACCAAATGTAATAAGAGGGATGAAGGATCCCCCAGTAACTGCCTCATGAGTGTTAAACCACATACTAATGGTGAACGCAGCGACTCCGGCGGGGACACCGATCAAGTTATTCCAGACCGTCGCGAGGCCGAGGGTGACCTGGTTGCCGAGACCGCTGAACTTCCCGGAATATGTTCCTACATCTAGAGGCGAGTATTCATTAGCATACTGAAGGTGTGCGGACTCATCAATACTATCAATAACCAAGCGACCGGCTTGCCCGACAAAATTCTGAAGGTATGGTGGGTTAGCCGGTCCGGCGAGAGTGCGGTAATATGAGTTAACGGCGCCCGTCGCCAACTGGCTCAGAGAGGACGCTGAGACACACGAGGCTGCGTCCAAACCGTAGATGGTTGTCCCAGGTAGCATCGAGCCCGTAATCCACGCATATTGCTGTTCTGAGCGCGGGATCTGGTGCTGGACGAATAGGTTATCGTAGACAACTCCCTGTGTATACCCTGCGGAAGAGCTGAGAATCGTTGCCTTCGCGTTTCTGTTGGTCTTATGCCATGAAGGCTGCGTAACATAAGTAAGCTCCGGAACAGTACCGTACGCGGCGTCTGAGCCGAAGGGTCCGCAGTGGAGGCTGGCACGTTGATCTAGGCCGCGGTTCTTGTCGATTTGGTCAACAACGCGAATGGTGTTTCGGATGCTGGGATCAATGGAGGCAGATCCGGACATACCATAGTCGATGATCGAAAGGTTGTGATATGGGTTGGCGTTGTAGACCGACAGTTCTTCGTGGGCTGGGTCCATATAGCCGCGCGACATGACTTCATAGCCGCTGCCAGCATAGCGGTTAACAATGACTGTCTGATTTGAGGCAGATCCTGTGCGGGCAGGAAGGGCGTAGTTAAGAGCACCACCGGGGTTGGGGCTGGGGTCACTGGTGGTGGACGCGAAAAGACTCGGGAATTGGTCTTGTGTGAGGGGCGACGGAGAAACACTCTTAATCGAGCCGGCAGGAAAATTGCTAGCGTCGAGATTATCATTTCCTGTGAGATCTTCGATAACGGTGATGGTATCGTCGTCCAGATTGCCCATGGGGTAATATACTAAGGTATTTCCGGCAAAACCGGTTTCAAGAGGATTGGCGCGCTCCTTTTCGTTGTAGAGAATCTCGACTTCGGCTGACGTCAGCTCTTTGTCATAGACTGCAACATCACAGATGTAGCCGTCGAACGGAGTAGTGGCGGTAAAGCCGGCGCCGACTTTGAGAATGTCTGCTGCTGCCGTGAAGCCGCCGACGTCTGAGAGCGCTCCTGCGTTACCTCCGTCGCCGCGGTCGATTCCATTGATATAAATGTCTGGTAGTGTGGGCGTAACCCAACCCGGAAGGTTCGGTGCCATCCCAGCATAGGTTGCCACTATATGGTACCATCGTCCGGTGGACATTGTGAACTCCCCGAGCGTAGTTTTGTAGGTGAGTCCGCCTAGGCGTGCACGAAGTCCATTGGGGGTGCCCTTTAATTGAAGGTCGCGGCCGCGCCAGTTGTCGACGTTACCAACGCCGAAGATTAGGTCGCCACCTAGCCAAGTATTGACATAAATCCAAGCAGAAAAACTATAGGGTTTGACACCCCCAGCAGACGACGACCCGATAAGGTTATTCCAATCAACGTTTGTATAGGTACTAGACTTTGCGCTCGTGCTGGATTTCTGGTCGAAAAGATAGGACTTTCCTGCAATCGGCGTAAAAGTTGTCTCGTAGGTAAGTGGGAATCTTCCTCTTGTTGCCAAGGTCTCGGGATAAGGAGCAAAATCGAAAGACTGGTCGTTAAAGAAGGGGTCATTGAGTTCACGGCCGCAAGTTTGTACCACTTGATAGTTTTTCTCATAATTACCAATGATTGTCGATCCAGTGCGCATTTGGATATTACGGATATTGACGGGGCGCTTTGCAGTCTCGTCACGGAAACGTTGTGCGACCGGGGTGCGAGACAACCAACCTGATTCTATGGGGGCGGCGGACGAAGTGTAATAATTTGGAGGTACTATAGCTAGCGAGCCCAGGTCAGTTGCGCCCGAATGTTCCCCTAGTACCAGGCGGAAGCCCTCGGCCCGTGTTTGAGCTGTATCTAAAACGGGGCCAGAATTTAGGTTCGTATGACGATAGTGGCGGCCGCCTACATATTTTTCAGTAAAAGGTCCTTGTAGAGGAATATCGGTGTCGAACACAAAATCGTGGTGCAGGTTGGTGATATCCACGTTAGATTTATAGGACTCACTAATTTCTGCGCGATATGTAGAATTTACCGTACTTTTGTATAGACTGAACGGGGTGAGCTTGTTCCCGTTGCCTTTAAGATACAGAGACTCCGGATTATCTCTATTAATACCCGGATTTATTCCAAACCCTAGACGCTGCTTGTAAACAGGATAAAACTCATCAGTGGTATCCAACAGTAGCTCAACATCCTTGTCGGTCGACACCATAATATTCATGGCTTCTCCACTGGGGGTCGCGGTCGGACCATATGGTTGTGTTGCTTGGAATGTAAAGTTAACATCTTTGTTCTGATGTTGGCCGACGCCACCTAGGACACGAGTACCGGACATTGAAAATCGATAAGGAGACGCCAGGGTTCGCTTTGTTTGTTCTTTAATATTCTGTAAAAGAACCGCGCGCGAAGTGTTTACTGCAGTTACTGTTGCAATGGTGGGATTATTTCTTTCCGCGCGGTTGCGCCACCAGAGGTGGTTCTTCTTTTGATCTTTATCCGGAGGTGCGTGATCATACTTCCATTTTTGTAGAAGGGCGCGGGGGCTTCGGCCTATTGCGCGGGCTGTTGGAGCGTGGACCGGATAAAATCCAACACCTTGCAGATCGTCGTCGGGCGACGAAATAGCATCTCCGTAATCTACATTACTCCCGATTGAGGCCGTGAAGTCGTGGGCCGGTTCTTCGAGGAACGGAAATACGCTGCGATATTTACTTCTTTCTAGGGTCGTACTCTCGATCGTGGTACGAATATTCTGTGCGAAGTCTGCGCTGGCAGGGACGAGCTGGCCCAGCATATAAGACAAGGAGGAGTCAAACCACTTATAAAATTCATAAAACTTATCAAAATCAATCTCTTCATTGGCGACATTCTCAAAGAACTTTCGGCGCAAGGAAGCAAGATTTTTATACTCACTCCGGAATCGATTTACTGGTTCACCGACAAGGGTGTTAAACGCCTGCAGAGTACCAAACGAATTAACCATGGCTTCCGAAACTACCTTGGACATACTCTTTTCAAAAACATAAAAGTAGTTTATAGGTCGAGAATCTATTTTGAAAACTTGCTGTTCGTCGGCGTCCAAAACTGTTACCATTTCAGATGGGGCGATAACCTCTAACTCGTTAAGACGGGATACAACTACAAATTCTTTTTTCACTGCATCCGTAGAACTAGCAGCGAAGCCGCTGCCTTCGGCCGTGATTTGTTTACCTGTTAGATTTCCGATGAATCCATATCGGCTCGCCGCAAGGGCTGCTGACCCGGATGATTCGTCGGCAATACTAAATTTACCTAAAGCATTCGAGCCTGTGTTCTCACTAAACTCCCAATTAAATGCAAGTGTATCTAATTCTGATATCTCGCCGGTGTCCGCGGCGGTCTTGTTCCACGGTGATGCGTATTGGGTTGGCCGGCTGGGACCATAATTTTCGGTGTCGAGGGCGTGAGACTTAAGAGCTGTATCCTCGACATAATCTATCCAGAATCGACAGGAATTAACTCGAACATCAGATGTCTGGTATATCGTACTGCCGGTGACATTTTCTTTATGCGCGCCGAGGTACACGCGTCGGGAGCCGGTCATAAATGACGATGGCGGGCTAGCGACAGTTCCCGAAACAGTAAAAGTATTAATTACCTCGCCGGAGCGAGTCTGAACACCGTGGAGTTCCACGACATAATCACCAGTTGTGGCGCCAGAAACAAAATTGGCCAGAGGGAATCGCTCAGGGCGAATTCTGGTGGCCAGTGTCCAGCTGGTGTCAGTATATACGTCTTCATATAGTGGCGATGTTAGATATGGAACATATCCTCCAGCAGTTCCCGTCAGCATAAAGCGTACATTGGGGGAATTAATCTCGTCGCGGACCGAAAAGACCTGGAAGTTGGTCGACCGGTCGTCCCCGGCTGCGGCGTTTCCCCAGCCAGTATCTGTCTGGTTTGGCCGCGCATGGTGGATTCCAAACAATGATGAGGTTATGGCATTTGTATCGAAATATCCATATGCATCAGACTCGTTGGGCTTTTGAGGGAAAAATATATTTGTTTCCAAGGTAACAGCGTAACCGCCAAGAAGCCCGGAGTCGGCGGGGATATATCCGGTAGACTCTGGGTTTACTGAGGACGAATAGGAATAGACCGTTGCTTCTGTATTTATTGGATGATTGAAATTGATTGTCCTGTCATTAACAAGAATAGTACGCCGGTTCTCACGGAATTCATAATTTGTATTGCGAGCATACATACTAAGCTTTATCAACTCATCATCAAGACCAAAACATCGAATTAGGTTCCTGAATGCTTTTTCCGTACCCTTAGCTTTATAAATATAGGATAGATTATTATAGATGTTCTGGTAAATTAGGTTTTTAACCTCACTCAGAGATTTTTCATAAAGCTTATCCTCACTGCGGTCAGCTAGTTGCTCGAATAAATCCGCATCAACAAAGATATCGGGTGATATAAATCCTTGTGAATTTAATAACTTATTAGAATAAGGGAATGGCTTGTTGCTGCCGCTTATATACTCGATGTCTTTAAGTTTGTTATGCTCCGCAATTTGCATGTGCAGAGTATCAAAATAACTAGAAATAATCTGCGTAAGGTTCTTAAGCTGGTGCTGGCCGGCGTCATCATCTTCTGTGATCCATCCAGGAATAGATTTATAGATAGAGGTAGAATTACTATCATCGTAGGAAGACCCGGATGTTTCTAATTCAGATTTAAGAGTCACCACAGCTGGATGGAAAGAATAGATTATAGGATCTTTAAACTCTTTGATAGCTGCCTTTGAAAGTACAATTGCTGAGCCAGTGTTTCTGGACGTAGCCGAATATCCTGTCCAGTCTCCGTTGGACACACGGCCGGAATAATCTAAGACAGTGCTATCGGTTGTTGCAACTCCAGTAATACCTTCATTGAATTTAAAATATACTCCTAGATTGGTATTGACTGTTTCTTGGTTATCGGTATATGGCTTCGGATCCGAGTTGGTTCCTCCTCCGACCTGTGTGAACCAGTAGCGGCCAATGTCACGGGAAGTACGGCGCGTTTTCCAATAACGGAATTCGTCGAGGGACCCAGAGAGTTTTCCGGCCGGTCCGAAGTAGCTGGCGCCGATGTTGCGGGAGGTTATAAGAGCACCCACATATGCGCGGAGGGCCCCAGTTACTTCATTAATTCCAGTTGAACCCAGAGTTGTTTCTGTGTTGAGGGTGCCGTCAACATATAATTTTGTTGCGATACCTGCGGATGCGGATGCGAAAGAAAGGGCATAATGATGCCATTCCCCATCTGCGATGGTTATAGATGACCCTACAGCTGTGTTCTCAACTCCAGTGGCGCCAGACATCACTGTAAGAAGGAATGGGGAGGTGCCATCTGCAGTCGAATCTAGAGCAATCATCAGACGTCCATAGAAATTAGGAGCAGGCGACTCCTTCACCGCGACGCCGTTCCACATGTCGAAGATTACTTCTTTAGTAGTAAGGAGAGGAAGCCACTCATCCTTTTTCAACCAAAACTCAACAGTAACTCCGTTACCAGCCAAATCATATTTTAAGTTACTTTCGCGGTTTGCATTAGGTTCATAATAATTGGATCCTGTAAAAGCATTTGAGTAGGGGCTCATTCCATCAGGATTCGGATGTGGGCCACCCTTCAGATAAATATACTCCTCCTTACTCGGAAGGCCCCACCCATCCTGTATGGTAGCCTGGGTACCCCACCCTTCCGCAGAGAGCAGTGCATACCCATTAGTCCGAGGATATTTGTTGTTTAGAAGGTGTAAGTCAATATAAGTGGAATCATTTTCCCACTCTAGCCTCTCTTTGAGCGATCCGTCATAAGGGTATGTATCATGGACGCGTTCGATGGATTGACCATAATACTCCTCAGCAGAGCCGTAGCGGGCGAACGTAGAAGGGTCATTAAAATCAACATTAGGAATAAATCGTTTCTCGTTGATGATATCTTGTGTGTGATATCCAACGGACTCAACTTCCGCGCCGATTTCTTTCGCTGATTTGTTTGCGATCGCGCTGGCGCGGGACGCTCCATCAAATAAATCTTTAAAACTCATACCTTAATTATTCTTCAACTCTAAATTTGAACCTCTGAGGTTGTTCTTGCCAGTCTCCTATACTATCATTATAATAAGATAATTTAATCTCATACATATAATCGCGGTCGAGCAAGGACATATCTAAGTCGAAGTAGTTCCCCTCTTTGTCGTACGAAAGGCATGTGCTATAGTCCGACCCAGTACCATAAGAAATGGCCTGCAGGTTATCAATGACGCGAGAAATTGAGTATGATGCACTAGGGACTACTTCTGTAGGATTGTTCGTAGTGGCAACCGTATATAAATTGGGACTCCAATTCTTGGCGCGCACAAAAAACCTGAACCGGGACGTTTCTTTTTGCGAATATACCTTTTTAAGATTTTTGCATGATGTTACTCTATTGAAAGTAGGAGCATAGTCGTATGTCGGAAGGAGATCGGGATAAAATGATCCTGTAAAGAATTCTACACCCCCCGAATGCCAAACATCATGAATTGCCAGTAGGCGTGTCGACGCTGCGGTTAGCGCCACCGAGCATGAATAAATTCCCGAACTAACATAGCTAGCCGTAGTATTAAGGTTGGCTGCGGCCGCAGTGCCGCCGCCGTAAGAAATAGCCAGCTTAGATCCCGTGGGGGCCCCATTGGAACCAGAATAGAAAGACACCAATAACTTATTTGTAGCAACGGCTGGGATGTTCTTCAGGCCCCCGCGTACGTAATTATAAAAATGTAGTCTATTCAAATTGTCTGAGGCTGGGGCGACAGAACTAGAATAATAAAAGTTCTCTCGGTCATCCATCACACGAGAGTCCCAGCGCGCCTCGATGTGGGGCCGTTTAAAGAAATATTCTGTAGATCTAGCAAAAAATTTCTTCAAGTAATATGATTGTCTTGCGCCGGCGACGTTCTGTAGTACCGACCCGGAGTTTGATCCCAAAGAGGACGAAAAATACGCTTCCTCGCTTCCCGTAAGTCTTACGCCGAATCCATAATTTTTTATAACGCCGGGTGCAATAGGCGTAGAGCGGAATTTAATCCATTCCTCAACAATAGAAGAAACATCGACTTCTAAGTCTTCATACCCCCCGGGGAAGGTGGCTGCATAATTGGAGGCGGTTAAATAGTCACCCCCTACTGTCGCCCAAGAAGTGGTTGAACTTGCCGACATCCAGTTGGCATAACCTAAATCTTTGTATTCATCCATATCAAGGCCGGCGCCCTCGGTCCAGGATTGAGATACCGGAGCAACAATCAACGTAAAGTCCTGTGGGAGCGTAAATGGATGTTCCGCATTGTACATTTTAAGGTAAAAAGAAACACTTCCCGCTGCAGGAATGCGGGCGGCAGCACGATCATTAGCGATTGCATCAACAGAAAACTGTATAAGCGCTCGAGAAAGCTCCGGTGATTGTCCGTTTGAGCCGGACTCTTGTCCGTATATTGAAAAAACGGCCATGGAGTCAGCGTATCCCATGTTTGAGCCTGTTCCCCGCGTGACCAGATTTGCCTCAAAGGCATTCGTAATAGTAGTGTCTGCACTCGCAGTGTAACGTAAGATAGCCATTATTTAACAGATCCTTTTATATCAAGGTTGGGATATTTTAATTCAAATATTACATTCGGCTCCGCGAGGATGAGGCGGCCGTCTGCGGATAACGCGGCATCAAAATTATAATTAGATTGAGAATAGAGGCCGCCTGATTTGAGATGAATTTCAACCGAAGTCGTATCTACGACGCCTTCGACTTTATTCAAAGCAGTATAAATATCTGAAATAGTAATCGGCTCCCCGATATCGTACGCTTGTGAAAAGAGTACTCCCAGTTTGTTGGTACATTTATTGATGACCGTAAATCTATTTGAGTTCATATCCATAAGAACCTCATATTTTACTGCAAAATTAACAACCCGGGCATCAAGTATATCTATAGTATCACTTAACATTTTATAATTTAAAAGCCAATTCTTAAGATTATTCTTGAGCGTAGTGTTTGCCGGCGTGAGTTTACCTGCATTTGTTTCCGAGATAACATATATATTAATGTTTTGCTTGAACTCGTCGAGATCTTTAATAACGGCCGCTCTTTTAAGCATCCCATACTTCCCGGGCATCGCGTAAGTGAGTGCTTTATAATCTTCAGCAGTTACTGCTCTATTCTGGGTTGAAAAGTAGCTAAAGGCGCGCTGTTTAATTTCGTCTGCAGAAGGCATTGCTACACTGCCCACAAATTTCTCTTCATTGGAGACCTCTAAAGAGGCTTGAACTGAGCTTCTCTGGGATGGATTCAAACTGCCCTGATTAGCGAACTTAAAGGACGTCGAGGCTGCCTGTGTGATAGTATTTACTGCTGCATTGACATCGCTGGTAGTATTGAATCGATATTGGACTCTAAGTGTAGTATTAGAAGGCCCTATACCAAACTTGTCCGTACTAATAATTTTAGTCGGATCAAAATTTAACTCTGTGGAGTAAGTTCGGCCGGAAAGGTCTAATACAACTTCTGTCGGATCAGTTACAGCATCCGTAAGCATTGTAGAATCAGAACCATATCCAAATTGTAAAAAGGTCTGACCGTCAATAGTCTCTACTGCGAAGCGGCGAGCGACGGGCACTGCTTTCAATATATTGGGGACTGATGCGCGCGTAGAAGTAGTATTTCGAATAGCTTTATAGACAATATTCTGTGACAGATTGTCAACTTCAAAATATTCATTACCTTCTTTGTCCGTGACCTTGATAACATTACTTATATTGTTTACTCCTAGCGGAACTCTTCGGAATCTTTGGAATTCTCCGATCTCTAAATCTTCGATTGTGCCTCTTCCGGAGACTGCCAGGCCGGTCATGCGAATCACATAAGTAGTCGGATTGCCAGAGGCGGCGTCTGCTTGACCCACTACTGTTTGGGCCGCAATAGATTTAAAGTCGACGTCGTTAAGAAGTGTGTAAAAGCCGCCGCCGGTGGAACTAAAAGTTGAGCCGGCTTGGAGGACCGGGATCAATGTGCTATCGGGTCCCAAGCCGGGCGAGGAGGCCGGCACTTCAATATAAAAAGATAGGCGGCCGTATGAAGAAGGACTAGTTTTTAATTTATATCCAAGCTGGCGGGAGAGTCGAATTACATTTGTATATTCAACGGCGCTGTCCAAAAAGGTCTCGTTGCTCTGGTAATCGATATAAAAGGAAAGAATATCTCCGACATAAGAGACAGTATCCAACATCAGCGAACCGAAGGACGCTCTATTAAAATCTTTATAAGTGTCGGGGTAATATCGCTTAGCAAAGTCTTCTAAATCTTTACGGATAGAAGCAAAATCTCTGCTTGTATAATCTATTGATACGTTTTTTTTAGACATTTAAATTCATTCCTGTTTTAATATAACTAGTTTGCGTTATTATCAACCTCAATCTCAAGTGTTGATACAATTTGGAGAGGTATCACTCTAAAAGTTATCTTCATCTTTATAGTATTTGGAAAAAGATCGGGATTATCCTCCGGGACCGTAAAGTCCACTTGTTGAATTTCTATAAACGGCAGATACCGCGCAGTTTGTTTTCTTACGGCCGTATCAATGTCTACGTACAGAGACGATACTAATTGCTCGAACAGATAGTTTCTAAGTCCAACACCAAAATTTATATCCATCATCCTTTCACCAGGAGCGGTTAAAACAAGCATTTTTAAGTTTTGTCGTGCTAGTGAAAGATAATCAGTGATAAGATTATAGGGGCCAAAAACATCACTAATTACCAAAGGAAGCTGTACTGCGATTCCAGAAGCCATATATTATACCTCAGAATAAATAGAATTAGTTATTGTTTTTAACTAACATTCATTTTCTGTTGATGCTGATGCATCTTCTATTACTTCCGCCTCGTCGCCGGGCGGCAACGTATCCAAGAGTGTCTTTAGCATTTCTAGTAAGAGATATACAATCCCTATAGGGGTCGGTGTCAGCATTAGCATACCAGCAACGGTACCTTTGAAATCGACGCCGTCCAGAGTCATCTTTGGACCAAAAAGAAGATTATTTTCTATTCCGGGCGGAGCATCTTCGGGAATTGCGATTGTCGAGAGGCTGGTGTTACCGATGTTATAAAGACATAGGATAAGGCCCAACAGGTCCTCTCCGGTTATGCCAGAATCGGCTAGTGGTCCAGGGGTGTCCTTAATGGCCTTCGTCATCGCTTGAGATATCTTCAGGAAGACTTCTCCCGTAATGTCCCTAATCATTTTAGAGAGCGCCACGTGAGGATCGATAAGCTCAACGAGACCTTTCAGGATCATCAAGGGAGTTTCTTTTAAGAACTTCAAGAAAATTTCTCTCGCCAATGATTCCATGTCTGGCCCTGAATCGCCGGCTGCTAGCGAATCTACGAAATCATTGTTGGGTCGATTGGGTAGTGGTGGGCGCGTGGAGGCGTCCGTCATGTTCATAAAGTTAATAATGGCGCGCTTGGTTCCCCTAAAGGAATCAGTAATATCTGTAAAATATTTATTCGTAAGATAGAAGTTATAAATGATTGGAACCATTAAGATTGCATTCTTGTTGAATGTTTGGTTCATATACTTCTGGTATACTGGAGATGTCTTAACGGTCTCTAGAATTTGTGCTCTGGTGTAAGTAGGAGAAATAGGAATAGTAAACAAGACTGCTCCCTGCATAGTATTCCTCCAATCTTCATAATACGCTGGCAATTCGAGGGCGTCATGCAGCTCAGTCGTCAGATATACTAGGCTTACTTGTGTGCCGTCGTCGGTGATCAGCAGTGCTATTCCTTCCGTGGTGATGTCGACTGCATTGTTGACGAAATCTGTAGTGACCATATCCTCGAAGAAGCCGTACTCTGAGAGGAGGCTGGCTCTATTAGGAAATATTCGTGAAAGATTCTCGTAGATTTCGCCTTCGTTATAAAGACCTACCACATCCTCCAGGATAACCTCATCAACGCTCTTCTTATTGTCGCCGGGCTCGATGATGTTCTGGATTGCCTTAATGGTAGAGCGCGGGGTGGTACCGTCCATCCAAGTATATCCCAGGCGTTCCTCGACCAAGAACCTTATAAGGCCCTCGGTACTTTGCGGGAACTCGGTCCCCTCAAACCCCGAAAGAGGTGTTTCTGGGTCATAAGTATGAGTGATCCCTCCATTTACTAGGGTGGAGGTACGTTGGGATAGGCGATTGAAGTATCCGAATATTTCCCTCTCAAGGATATCATTTCCATCGAAACGGACATTGTGGAATGATTTAACGATCTCAGTGATCATAAACTCCTTAAACGGGTAGTTGGGGCTAAGAATTTCGTTCATGCGGAATGCCGTAAAAACAATAATATTCTTAACAACAAATTCATCAATAATTGCTTGTACAAGCATCATTAGTAAACCAAAATACAATGTATTCCGAACCTTGTCCTTGCTAGATCCGGTGTCCTCGCATGCTGCAGCAGCAAACTCCTTCTTCATTTGGTCTAGGATCCCATCTGAATCGAAGAGATCTCCAATATTTTCCGGCTCACAGTTTGTATTATTTTTGAAGAAGTTAAGATTATTGATTCGGTCTGTACTAAATGCACCATTAGCGGCGATGTAAGCAAACATGTTCTGAACAAGACCGCCATATGACTGGGCATAATCATAGCCAATAGTCTCGATTACGTGCTGTGTATCAGAAAGATCCACGTTCTGGGCACTCATGACAGGCGCGACAAAATTATATACATAGGGATTCATCGAATAAGTTTGATAATCAGCCTCTTCCGGGTCGAGTTGATATTCTTCAGCCACCAAATCATTAATGGTGCCCTGAAATCCAGTTCCCAAAACATTATACTTAAACTCCACAAGGTGATCCGTTAGAGGGTCGGGCTCTAGATATTTGATGCTGCAAATAGTAGCTGCTCCGGGTCTCTTAAACAATATCTCAGCGTCTTTTACACGGTCGATATCATTGCTGGTATAGGTTCGCGACGGTCCAAAAATATTTTGGGCAGAGCCCGTACCGGGCCAGGGCTCCACAATAAATCTTTTGGGGGTATTGGTGGCATACCCCGCCAGTGATAACGGCTCAAGTGTCGATATCGCTCCATTCCACGAAGCTTTAAACGCTTCCGGGAAAGCATACTCGACATGGGGTGCACCGCAGTTTGGACCCTCTGATTCCATTGATGCCTGGAGCGCGCTGATCTTACCGTCGACTTCTTCTATAACCCCGGGTAATTCTCCTAGGGCAGAATTGATGGCACCGATGATAACCTCCATATTATCCATCACCTCTTCTAACTTGTCCATATTAATATCGGCGCATGCGCCATTATTATCATTAATGACCTCAAAGGTAGTGTCAGTAATACCTTCGATAAAGCCAAACAACTCTGTAATAAAGTTTAAGACGGATGGGTCGAGGGAGGAGGTCGCAGGCATGACACCCGTTGCAGCAAACGCTGCACAAAGATCTGGATTTATTGTATTAACGATAGTCGCGTCCAATAAGGATGTCCGGGCAGACTCTATTGAGCCGGCCATGTAGATCTTGGTGGTGTCCAGAATATTATTCCATAGGTTCGGGAGGATGTGAGTAGCAACCGGGTTTTCCAAATAGTTTTCACTTTCGGGACATAGGAAATCAATCTTAGGCGCCACCAAGGTTATTCCATTTTCAGCAATGTCAATAAGATTAGCGATGGCCGGGTTGGCCCCCAAGAGATCAGTGTCCAAACAGATATTACAATTTTGAACGGCACTAAAGATATAATTGTTTATCATATCATTACAAAAAGTAACTGTATCAATTTGGGATGTAAGGCTCCGGAAATAGTTCATTATGGCGTTTCGTGTTATCAGCTTATTATTAACAGCCACGAGGGGGTACGCCTTATTAAATTCAATAAGTTCATCGATTGTCGAGTCCAGAACTTCCGATGGGCCATTAAGTAGTCGGCAGATTTGTCGAGGGTCGAGGATGCGGGATACATCAGTAAAATATGTATATCCCTCTTCTAGGGACAGATCATATTGCGCCATCTGTTGTTCCATAAGATCCTCAAGATTTGGAATGTCCAAGGCAGCATGCGCAGCTCTCTCTCGAATCTCTCTACCCAAATCAACAGCGCCGGCAAGGTCTTTAAGAATTTCCCCGCAATTCAGCTGAATCATTTCTGCGAGAGATTTAATAATCTCGAAACCAGCGTTCGCTAAAGCATTGAGAATGATATCTTTAATTCGTTGAGAAAGTGGAGGCGACCCGGAGACGGAGAAATAGGCGCCGGGATTCTTAAGACCCTTTGACATATTCGGTCGCTCAATATTGAGTTCTCCGCTTGGCTTTATAGGATCATTGCGAAGGCTTGAGGCTGTTTCTACTAATGAATTTTTAACCGCTGTAGTGATTCTAGATGCTGTTGCTCCAAGGCCCAAGGTAAGGCATATTAAAGCCTCCTTTGCCATTTCTTGAATTCCAAACTGTGAGAGTACCGCATTGACGGCTCGGCCTTCCTTCGTAAGGTTGGGCCCAAATAAAGGAAAGTTAAAATTGAGGATATCATCAATAATTTTAACAGTTTGAATTCCGGCTTTGATCTTTGTAGCCTTTTGTTTTTGAAGAATTCTCTTAGTAATTTCTGGATCCGCGGCTGTTTGTTCCAGTTGCTGCACTTCCTCGGCAGTCATAATGGTAGAAAATAAGTTTTCGAGATGTCCTATATCATTCGCATCCACTAAATTATCAGAGGGTCTGTTACCAAAAATATTATTCCCCGGAGTGAGGGATCCAGGAATATCTCCGATCTGAGGTGTGAACGACGGGCCTGTACCCATTCCTAATGTTTTAAAAAATTGCGTTATAGAGCTTTGGCCCGTTAGCCCAGAGTCTTGAGACGAGTTCTGGAGGATTTGATCGTAATTTTTAAGAACTCCCAATGTGAGAGGATCGTGGAACATAGGGTTGTATTTAACATTTGATATAAACCCCACTGTAGCTGGCTCGGTTTCAGACGCGGTAATATTAAGAATAAAGTATTCAATGGATATAATTTGTGGGTGGAGAAGATCCTCATTAAAGTAAACTGTAATAGAATCAGTATCATAGGCCGCCGGGGGTGGGGAAGCTTCATCAGAACGAATTGAATCATATATAACTTGCAGAATAGTATTGATGATCATCGAAGTTCCCGATTGCAATCCATTAAAATCAACCGGAGTGTTGGCAATATTCTGCATCGCCCTACCGAATTCACCGAAGCCATCCAGGACTCCTGTCATCCGTTCCGTTGCGTTGGGCATTGTCACCATCTGAAAAGTTGTCTGTGCGCCGACTGTACCAGCGGATCTCTCGGTTGCGAATACTTCTATTGAGTATTGCATATCGGGAAGTTGCTGTGCTTCTTCCGCTGTCGTTCTTTTCAGGGAAAAATCAATATCGCTTTCCATGACAACTTTAAGTCGAGGATTCGAGCCAGGGAAAGGTAATAACAACTCAGTCCTTTTCACACTCAAACTATCATATATTTCTTGTCGAAGTGTTTCATAGTAAGGTTTAAACGAAGCTATTTCTTCAAGTAGGCTCGACTCTATCGCGACTTTGCCGTCCATTAGAAAAGGATAATACTCAGGAAAATAATGGGTTATGAAAGCATCAGTTGCTCGATTATAAATTATTACGTTATCGATGGCAGCTGCTTTATTATTAGCGCCATTTGTATCAAGAATGTGGACCCGATAGATTGCAGCTGCCGATGCATAATACGGAATCATAAATTTATTCTTTTTGAATTTATTGTCGTCGAGTATATTTCCCAATTCGGGAGGTAGAGATGAACCCATTGTTAATTCGCCTTATTGTATAAACTTAAGATATATTTCTTGCTCTTGGCACCACCACCATTAGAAAGGTAATCGTTAATTACGCCGGCCGTATCTAGGGGCGCATCTAACATCTGTGGTACCAGACAATTAAGAGTTTCATTAACCGCACATTCCACGCCTGCCATCATTGTTCTTTTAAAGTCCGGAGCGCTTTCTGATCCATAGAAGGCGGTCATGTGTGTGTGCGTCTGGACTGCTCTGAAAAAGTCTTGATCATACTGTAGTTTGTTTTCTACAATTGTTGCCAGGTTAGTAATCATTTGTATGATGCCTTCTAGGCACTCTACAAGGTTTTCTCCCTTAACCATAGATTGAAGGCCCTCGTCATCATTCATGGCAATTAGATTAATTCCATAACTCTTCTTGAGTGAATTGGAAAGTTCTCCTCCTTGGGAGTTAAAACTATCAGTACGAGTGACGAGCTTTATATTCTCCCGGGCGATGAGGCGTACTGTGTCAGCCTTAAGCGCAACAGTGGATCGGGGAGCTTCAAAGGATGTATTGCCTACGGCGCCCTTTACCAAGCCAAAATAAGTGTCTACATCAGCCTTTTGTGAAATGTAGACCCGGGCCGAGTCGAGTTTAAAGTCGGGATTCACCACTGTTTCTTCATTCTTCTTGTTTCTCTTTTTGGCACACCAGCCCCTAGTGCCGGCAACTATATCAATCGCTGCGCAGTGAGACTGTCCTTTGCCGCCAAAGCCTGTGAATCGATTGGTGGTTCTATCTTTGCCGAAACGAATGGAAGCATTCCCCTTTTTAATAAGGCGCTCATTTGGAAGTATCATAAGATTGGGGGCGTCAAACTGGTCCCCGTCTGCTGCAGCAATACCCAAGATGTCAGCCTCTGCCTCAGGAAGGGCAGCAATCTTTTTTTGCACTTCTTTCGGTAGATCTTTAATATCTATGGCAGCTTTAGTTTTTACTCGTTTGCAATCATCACTCATTTTTATATCCTCTTCATTTGTTCTACTATGCTAATAGATCTGTCAACCCGCGGGCGGAAAGGTCTTCCTTTGCGGCAACCACTTCATCATATATTTTCGTCACGATGCTCTTCTTGGCGTGGTTCTTACCGTCTTGCTCATAAGCAGACATGCCGCGCTCAAGCGGAATGCCTTTTGAAGTGTCGTCGTTGTACAGGGGGTATGCTTGCCCTTTCCTATTTTTATGTATTTCAGAGTACTGAATAGGTACGCCGGCCCATTCGTATGATATCGATTGGGCTGCCTGGTCGGCTTCGTCGTGGTTCCCAGCAAAATACTGCCCTGTCCGACCCTGTTTAAATAACAAGTTTACCAACGCTATCGCCTCTTGGTTATCAGGGGAATACATTTCTTTGTTCAATTCCTCGATCGTAATGCTCTCGTCGTTCTTAACGATCATGTTGATGACGCCTTCGAGAGTGGGGTGTGTCTGCTGATATTTTCCCGTAGCGAAGAGGATCGTGGATCCTGTTTTCTGTTTTTCTATTATCTCGCCAATAGTAACCTGAGTGTGATCTTTACCGAAAACCTCTGTGATGCTTGTGAACGCGTAGGTTGTTCTGATTTTTCCCGAGGGAAGATCCGTGAAGATCTTGCGGTTTCCAATATCATAGTCTCCGCCCGATTCGGAGCCGGCTATAGTCTCCATAAGCTTCTGAAAAACCTTTTCCTCTGCTAACTTCTTGTAGCTCTCCCAGGTTATTTTTGGACCTTTCAGGCCGCGGGAAAGTTGGTCGGCTTGGGAGCGAAAGGTCCCCGAAGAAGAGTTCCCTCCGCCTCCGGTCGCAGTCCCTCGATTGTTCGAAAATTTAGCTTTTAAACTCCCGGCACGGTTCAAACCTCTTAGTTCAATGACCTTTTTTCCAATTGCAATAATTTTGGGATTCTTTAACTTTTGCTGATTAGCAAAAATTACTTGTACATATGTGCCGGCGGCGATGGCTCTCATGTTATCGTTGGCTGGAATACTAGCATCCAATATAGCGTTAGGAAGAGTCATAACCCGCTGCGCGTTAGTGAATTCGCCGGCGGCTCCTCTATCACTAAAGTTGATGCAGCGCGGCTCTATTTCCGGTATATAGATCTTGTATATATAATATAGAACCAGATCTGGCGGGTCGCTTAAATATTCTATAAGTGCCTGGTTGCTCTGCAATGTGGGCGAGTTAGTGGCTATGGTTGCCATAATGACTCCATCATAAACGCTTTTGCCTTTTAAAACATCGGGTGTATAATAATCCTCCAGGGCTTTAGATATTGCAGTCGTTGTAGAGAGGGTTTGCCGATTTCCGACCGGAGTCTTGTCGCTTATTGTCAGATCATTAAACGCGCCATAAGTTTCAAAGATATCGTCTGGTTTTAATTCAGCCATTTTGCTATGTTACAAATCCTGGCCAGCGCTTCACCCGCAGCATTTCGGCAAGCTTACGGTGGCCGGCGTGGGATGGATGGAGGCCGTCGCCGCTGGTCAGACCTTTTTTGAACCAATCGCGGGAACCAGGGATAATACGTCCTTCGGAGTAGGTCGTGTCGTCGTCGTCTGCGGGTGGAGGCCCTACGTTATTTGTGGCGGTCGCGAAGTTGCTCCACTCCAGATAATCAGTGATCAATCCTGAGTCCTTCCCGGCATTGCGCATCCAATCATTATAGTCGTTAGTATACCCCATAAATTCAACGCGCTCCGGAGCTGTCCAAGCTTCTTGGATGCTTTTATCCCCCAGCACCTTATCCTTCATGCGCCATCCGTACCAACCATGAAGGGTTACGACATATCTGTTTTCAATCTTCATTTCATCGCGAACGTACTCCAAGACTTGTTTCATACGCTTATATTGATCTTTCCTCATCCCGTTGGCGCCCCCAAACATTATCACCGAGTCATAATCTGCTGCTATTATACAGCCGGCCTCAACATTTGTTTTTAAATGGGCAAGTATAGATTTCTTGCCGCCGGCGAAGACCTGGCTGCCTTTTGCTATTCTGTCTAAGTCTAGATTCATGGAGCCCGCGTAGGTCGCATCGCCGGCTGCGAAGGAGGCGCCTAAAGCCAGGACTCTCGGTGTCGCCGATTTTGTAGACAGGTGAAGATAACTCTCCTGTTGCTCAGAGGAGCCCCCACTTTTCTTAGACTTATATACCGGGCCCCCTTGCTGCTAAATTTGTCGAAAACTTGCAGCGCTCGAACGAACAAATGGTAAAACTAGCAGCTATTCTACAACGACAGAAAACTTCAAGCGTCGGCCTTACATCTGATGATAAAGAACAGCTCTTTGATCTCTTAAACGAGGGTCAGGAAGATGTCTGAACTCAAACCAGATGATATATTCGAAACGTACGGCGCTTTTAATGACCTAACTATTGGGGATAATGATCCCATTGGCGATCGCCAAACTCTGAGCGCTACCCAGGCTCTTTCGGGTTGGCTAGAAAGCTTTTACACTCCTGATGTTTTAAAAGGCAAAAGCGTTTATGATGGAGTCATTATGGCAACCATAGCCACTACTTCTCCTATATTGCAGAGCAACCAGGCACTTATAGAATATTTAAGCGACCCGCCAGATCTGGTTCTATATTATATATACAAGGTCTATATACCGGAAGTAGAACCACGTTGTATTAGTTTTAGCGATCGCGAGGGTCCTGTCGGAGAGTTCACCAATGCTCAAAGAGTCATAACCCGCTGCGCGTTAGTGAATTCGCCGGCGGCTCCTCTATCACTAAAGTTGATGCAGCGCGGC